AAGAGGGCATCAGATGGATTGCTTCCATCGCCAGCACATCAGTTACAGAATCCTAATTCAGATCACAATACTGGCTATGCTGTGGATTTAACACACGACCCAGTATCTGGTATTGATGGTCACGAAGTCTATGAGCATTTGAAATCTGATAAACGTGTTAAGTATTTAATTTTTATGGGCAAGATATGGACACCTGAAAAGGGAGATCATCCATATGATGGCCCTAACCAACATAATCATCACTGCCATATCTCAATTAAGGATAATTGTGGAGATGACACATCTCCTTGGTTTCCTTGGTTAGATAAGCCAGCGTTTAAGACTGCTGATGCTGCTCGTGCAGCAGTTGCAAAACTAATGCCACTACCTAAAAAGAAGGAAAACAAATGAACAAAGATAAGTTAATTGCTATCGCAGCAACTTACCTACGTGCTGGAATTGCATCAGTTATTGCACTCTGGCTTGCAGGCGTAACAGATCCAAAGGCTTTAGCAACTGCAGGTATTGCTGCTATTGCAGGTCCAGTACTGAAAGCACTAGACCCAAAATGCACTGAGTTTGGTCGTGGGTCTAAGTAGACTAGACCCTCAGCGCGAGGCAAACAGAAAGAGTGGCTCCTTCGGGAGCCGCTTTTTTTGTGCCACAAAACTATACTGGTCTATCTACTGGACACGGTATGGTTACTATATTCCCACAACTAGAACAGGTTGCATCAAGAAAATACCAGACTATCTCATAATCCTCAAAGCTCACTAAAGCGTTAAAGACCTGGCACCCACAGGAACATACGTGGAGGGGTCCTAAACCCCGCAAATCGGCCCCGAAAGGCTCAGGAAGGGCATCTGGTGGCGCCTTACGGCGCTTAAATTTAGGCATAACAAAGGGGTGACGTCTTACCATATTGCTCGGAACGGCTCCTTCCTGTGGTCAGTCGCCTCTCGCCTTACGGCTCGTCCCCGTAAGGGGACCGGTCCGTTTTAATTCGCCTTACGGCTCATATTGTAGAAGCCTAGTAAGTGTCGCTACGCGACGACACGCCGTAGTGATGCTAAGATAAATTTTATGACCACAATATCTGCGATACAAGGAATTGATTATGCTGTACTAGTAGCTGACTCACAGATTACTGAAGATAATCTTGTGACCTTGGTGACTAGTACTCCTAAGATCGTTGAGGTTGGCAAGTTCTTACTTGCCATCTCAGGGGACACACGCCCAGGAGATATTCTTTCCTATAACTGGAAGCCTCCGGCCTATCGTGGGGAAGATCCAGTACAATTTATGGGCAAGAAGGTGATACCTAGTATCATCGCAGCTTTTACAGACAACAACTACGAATGGAATAAGGTGGACAAGGATGATGGTTTTGATTATCTCGTTGCTTTTAATGGTAATATCTTTAGGGTTGCTTGTGACCTCTCTTTTTTCCAAAGTTCTCACGACATTTATGGCATCGGTAGTGGTGGTCAGTTTGCTCTTGGCTATCTGTATTCAATCCGCAAGCCTGATATGGAGTTAGATTATGCTAAGCGACACGCCCGTAAAGCCGTTGATGTAGCGTCGGTTCTTGACACCAATACTGGTACGCCTTTACAGTTGGTGGTCCAGGAACGACTATAGGAGGAAGCAATGAGTACACAAACAGAACGTTGGTTGAAAACAGAAGAGGCAGCAGATTATTTATCTGTAAGTGTTGGATTTTTGTACAACCGTTCAACAGAAATTGGAATACCACGTGTAAAAATAGGTAACGGATATCGTTATCGCGCAACAGATCTTGATAAGTGGATGCTAGGTAAGTTAGATGACAGTAACTGACCCAAAAGTATTATTACTAGATGCACTCAAGGCAGGGGACGCGAAGCGTTCACGCTCTACACAAGTGCAGATAGGTCCATCAGAAGTTGGTGGTTGTCGTCGTAAGGTGTGGTATCGAATCAATGACCAACCAGAGACTAACGATAATGAGTTAAAGCTCGCTGCCATTATGGGTACTGCAATCCACGCCGAGATTGAAAGAGCACTTGCAGATAACCCAGATGTATTGATTGAAACTGAAGTTGAGTACGAAGGAATGAAGGCACACATTGACGCCTATGTTCCTAGTACCGGAGATGTGATTGACTGGAAGACTAGTAAGTTAAAGAACCTTGGATACTTTCCATCAACGCAACAGCGTTGGCAGGTGCAGCTCTATGGTTATCTATTAGCAAAGAACGGTCATAAGGTTGAGAGAGTATCCCTCGTAGCCATTGCCAGAGATGGGGATGAGCGAGATGTAAAGGTTCATACAGAAAACTACAATGAGTCCATAGCACTAGAGGCATTGGCTTGGTTATCAGTTGTTAAAGAAGCAAAGGATGCACCAGATCCTGAGAAGGATGCAAACTACTGTCAGTTCTATTGCAAGTACTACGACTCATCAGGTGAGATGGGATGCGTTGGTCTAAAAAAAGAACGTACACCAGTCAGTGATGTAATCATTGATGATGCAGACGTTGACAAAAATGCTTTGTTGTATTTACAATTAGGAGTACAAATAAAAGCGTTAGAGAAAGCACAAGATTCTCTTAAAGCTAGCTTTGAGGGAGTACTAGGTACTACTAATAGCGGTATCGAAGTAAGTTGGACAACAATCGCTGGCAGGTCTACAGTGGACAGTGATGAAGTTGAGAAACTTCTTGGGTTTATTCCTAAGAAGATAGGCGAGACAAGCCAAAGATTATCTATTAAACAAAGTGGAGGAAAGTAAATGGCTACAGAGGGAACAAAGTTCCAAGTCAATTACAAGTTAAATGATGGGACACTCATCAACTTGTACGCATCATCAGTTACAGAACTAGAGACAGGTCTAGCTGACCTTGCTATGAACGCAACAAACATTAAGGCTACCGGTATTGACTTGAGCAGTGCTCACGTTGCTGGTGCTCCAGCACCAACAGTTGAAACAGTTGCTGCAGCATTTAATGCAACGCCAGTTGCAGCACCACAACCAGTGGCAGTCAATGCCAATGGATCAGTACATCAATGCCGTCACGGTGAGATGGCTTTCCGTTCAGGAACATCAGCTAAGGGACCTTGGAAAGGTTATATGTGTGCTGCACCCAAGGGTGCGCTAGATAAGTGCGACACTATCTGGATTAGATAGATGCGCGAGCCTGCAAGTTATGAGGCTCCTAGTTGTGCAAGCGTAGGTGGCGACTTCTGGTTTCCTGATGGAGAGAAGAACTCTATTACGTTAACCGATGCAGCATTTGCAAAGTCAATTTGCAGAATGTGTCCACATAAAACAGAGTGCGCTGAGTGGGGTATTGCCAACGAAACTCACGGTGTCTGGGGTGGATTATCTCCTAGAGATCGTAGTTCTATCCGTCGCCAAAAGAAACTGAAAGGGCAAAACGTTGCTTGAATTATCTCGTGCCTGGGGTGGTGTGCTTACAAAAGCAACACCGCTACCTGATGTATGGGAAGGACTCAAAGCAAAGCAGATTAAGTTCAGACGTGGACAAGTGTGTATGGTAGCTGCGGCTCCTAATGCTGGTAAGTCTATGTTCGCTCTTATTTATGCTATCAAAGCAAAGGTACCAACGCTATTTTTTTCAGCAGATACTGATACAACTACAGTGATGATGCGTGGGGCATCTCACGTATCAGGTCATTCGCAGTTAAGTGTTGAAACTAATCTAGCAAGCAATACGCATTACTACGACCAATACTTTCAAAAGTTAAGTCACATCAAATGGGTTTTTGATTCATCTCCAAGTCTTGATGACATTGAGTTAGAGATCAGAGCCTACGTAGAACTCTATGGTCAGGCCCCAGAGTTGATAGTCATTGATAACTTGATGAATGTTACTGCTGAGACAGATAACGAATGGGCTGGACTTCGTGCAATTATGATGGAGTTCCACGATATGGCACGAAAGACCGAGGCTTGCGTACTAGTACTGCACCACGTCTCTGAGCAATCAGAGTATGGCTCACCTAGTAAGCCACCTCATCGCAGAGCTATTCACGGTAAGGTCAGTCAACTACCGGCGCTGATCTTAACACTTGGCTATGACCCAGGAGGGGCAAGCCTATACGTTGCAGCAGTTAAGAATCGCTTTGGGCCACACACTGCAGATGCCAGTGATTATGCAACGCTACTGGTAAACTATGCAGCGTGTCAGATAGGTGACACAGATACATTCGGAAGAATGTTACGACAAGATGTGCTTAAGGGATATGACGGAGGATACAATGTCTGAGACAATGGAATGGCGCAGTAAAGGTGAATACGAACAACTATTAAAACGAGTTGATATATTGCAGGCAGACTTGGCTAACTTCGTTGGTGCAATCTTACAAGCTGGGATTGTAGAACTTGTCAAGGATGAGCAAGGTGATCTTATATATAAGATTAACAAGGTTGTTATAGTAGATGAGTCAGTACAACAAGACTAAAGGCGCTACCTTTGAGACTGATGTTCTCAAATGGTTTCGCAAAATGGGAGTTCTTGCTGAACGCTTGACTAAAGCAGGCAGCAAGGATGAAGGCGATATGGTATGTATTGTGGCGGGGGTTACATACATACTAGAACTCAAGAACCGGCAGACCCTTTCCCTGCCCCAGTTCTGGAGAGAAGCACAAGTTGAGGCGCTTAACTATTCAAAAGCTCGTGGGCTTGGGGAAGTCCCTCCTGCTTACGTAATAGTTAAGCGTCGCAACGCTTCAATAGAACAAGCCTGGGTTATTCAGAACCTAGCACAATGGTTAAAGGAGAAGCAGTAATGGCACACGTAGCACAATGGTATGCAAATGAACGCCCAAGTTTTTCTTTTTATTGTCCTTGTGGTTTAGCTATCACAGGACAAAGTGAAAAAGGTTTGCGTACTCTAGTAGAAAGACATAAGGAAAAAGGAATCTTTCATCAAGAAATCAAAGGAGAAACAATAATGCCAATACCAGAGGGTGAAATTACCACTTCAGAGATACTTGTACAAGAAGTACAACTAGAAGAAGCAATCATTGCTGCTGATGCAGAAGAAGCGACAGAAGAATATGATTTGTCTGAACTGTCTTAAAGGTGGAGAAGAGAACGGCCTAGCTCACTACAAGAGAGCAGCACATTGGCACGAGAAGTGTGCAGATAAGGGGTGCGTATGCCAACACAAGACTGGAACAGGTTGGGTAAAGTCAAGAAATTCAAAGGAGACGTTGACGCCAACACCATCCCAATAGGTGCCATCGTTGCTAACTATGGTGGCGAAGTACGTGAGGGTAAAAGTGTTGCAGTACGTTGTTGTTTACATAGCGACTCACGTCGCTCGGCTGTCATCAATACCTATGACAATTTATATTTCTGTCACACCTGCGGTAAGGGTGGCAACGCAGTGAACTTAGTCTGCATACTAGAGAGTTTGGATTTCAAAGATGGCCTCAAACGTGCAATCGAAATTGCTTCTGGAAGCGGCGCAGCGATACGCTCAAGCAATAAGTCCAGCGGCGCTAAGCGTTCTCGAAGAACGTGGGATCTCTGATGCAGTGGCGGCAATGTTTCAACTGGGTACAATCACCGAACCGATTAATGGTCACGAGATGTATGAAGGTTGGATTTCTATTCCTTACATTACTGCTGGTGGTTCTTGCGTGGGGTTCAAGTTCCGCAGAGTAGATGAAGGCAAGCCTAAGTATGGCTCACCTACTGGGCAGAAGGCACACCTGTATAATGTAGTTGATGTAACTATTATGTCGCCTTATATTGTTATCTGCGAGGGTGAGTTAGATACTGTGATTACTTCCGGTGTCTTGGGTATACCTGCAGTGGGAGTACCAGGAGTTGCAGCGTGGAAGTCACACTTTCCCAAGCTCTTTGGTGGATATGAAACTGTTTATGTTGTAGGCGATAATGATATTAAAGAAGATGGTTCTAACCCAGGAGCAGAGTTTGCTAAGCGTGTCGCAAACGAGGTGATGAACTCAACTATAGTAACCTTGCCTGCGGGTATGGATATCAATGACTATTACTTAAAGCACGGAGTGGAAGATACACGCAAGCTACTGATTGGAGAGTCTAATGTATGAGCAAAAGCGAGTGGGTAAAAATGTTACAGACTTTGCAGCATATGGGCTTTCAGATCTTGCAGCAGGATTACCAAAGCGAGACGGTAGTAATCAAGCCAACACCAACCCGCTGACAGACCACCCTGCAGTCACCAGTTACCGTGAGAGTGGTGTATCTACCGATGACTTAGTATCTTTTATTGAATCCTTTGCATCTCTTCGTGCTAGTCGTGTCAAGAAAGTAGGCCACGAGCAGTACGCTATCGCTAATGGGCAGAAGTTTGAATCCTTTGGTGCATCAGATACTATCCGAGAATTAATTGAAGAACTGGCAGATGCCAGTAACTATATAGATTTTCTTGCTATCAAACTACTCAACCTTACTCACGTAATGGAATCTAAATTGGATTACTGTGACTGAGTTGGACAAGACTGCCTACGAATTAGCCCACTCAGTTGCTTCGACTATATACCGACGCTATAACAGTTATACAGAACGTGGTGACATTGAGCAGGAGTGTATAACGTGGGCGCTAAGTCGTAGTAGTTATATCAATTTCCAACTGGCAGAGACAGATACTGATAAGCGCAAGCACAATGAGCAGCGCATAGCTTGGCAGATGCGTCGTATTGCAGAGCGCTATGCTCGCAAAGAGAAGGCAGTTAAGTCTGGCTATCTTGTCAACGATGAGGCTTACTATGAGTCAGTCATTGTGGCTCAGTTGCTTCCATTTATTATTGCATCTATCCAAAATGATACAGTCATAGAAGTTGCTCAGCATATGGTCCAGGATGGACAACCAAAGGGTAAGTCTAGTCCTGCAGAAGGTGGCAACCTATTAGCGATGTTGATTGATATGAAGAAGGCTTATCTACTACTAGAAGTGGGAGATCAAACCCTGCTTAGGCTGCGCTATTTTGAGTCCTTTACCTTACAACAGATAGCACAATACTTAGAATGTGCTATCTCTACTGCAGATCGCAGGTGCGATAAGTCTTTGCGTCGTTTGATTGACCTACTAGGCGGGACGAGTCCTTTCAAATGAAAGAAGCCGAACTCTTTGACTATCTCAAGGCCGACCTCTACCCAGACTTAGAGAAGTCTGTTGGTATCTTTGATTCCTTTGACTGCATCTCCAAACAGGCAGGCCACTACATCGAACTCAAGTGTAGACATACACACTATCCGACGCTACTGATTGAAGAGATGAAGTATCGCAAGCTCATCACTCAATCTGCAGAGCGAGATCTTATCCCGTTCTATATCAACTCGACACCTTTGGGTGTCTTTTCTTTTGACCTAATGGATATACCAGAGCCAGAGTGGGTAAGCCATTGGATGCCAGCGACTACAGAGTTCTCTCGTTCTAATAAGATAAGCAAGTTAGTAGGATACTTACCAATCGAAGAAGCGGTGCAGTTATGATCTATGAGTACGAGTGTCCAGGGTGCGGTGATGTACGCCAGATAGAACGTAAGATGACTGACCCCGAAGATATTTATATCTGCACTACTTGTGATAATGAGTTTCGCCGTAAGTGGTCATCGCCCCCTGTTACCTTCAAAGGCACAGGTTTTTATTCTACCGATAAGTAAAAACCCCACCGGCGAACGGACCGATGGGGCTTTGTTGCTAAGGAAGGGTTAGG